GGTCAATTCTCCCAGAGTGATCCCCAGAACCATGGCAATCACCAAGTAGGCCTCCCGGGGAGCCACGTCCGGGCTACGTTTGCGAAAGTCTCACATGCAGTCCCGTATGTAAGAGAAAAACTCAAAAATCCCCTATATAGCCCAAAAATGACCTCATCTAAGCCCGCTGGTGGCACGATTGACTATCTGTCAATGGTAATACAAAGGGGTCTTTTGCCTATTAATTGAGAGTCAATCGCAATAGTCTGTTTATTAATGTGCACATACGTTCATAACGCCCATATCTGTATAGCGCCTATGCTATATACGCAATGATATAAGGCACTTACCCTACCATATACCGTTATTGCACAAAAGCGGTATATAAAGGATAGAGCAAAAACGATATATAAAGGATAAGGGGTAGGGGTAGGCACCCTACCCTTGACCGCCTACCCCTTGCCCTTGCCTACCCACTGCCCACTGCCCACTGCCCTACCCCTACGCCACAGCCTGCCACGCTGCGCCCAGCGCCTTATGGTCTGCCTACCCTGCCTAACCCCCTTGCCCCCTCTCTCCCCTGCCCTCCGTGCCCCTCTCCAGGCCCCAAAAGGGGAACCCGGGGACCGGGACTCCCTCCCCCCGTATCGTATATGAACCGTTCCGACCCCAACCCTCAAAAATCCTCATATACCGTTTTTCCGTACTCGGTCCATCCCCTCATCCCGCCACGATCAAGAATCGTGCCAATTATCCCCATCTCTAAAATTTTTCAATCAAAAATCTTTTGTTGCCAGATTGGCAAATAGTTCTTGCCAAACGTGACGAGATGTGAAAAGGTAGACGCATGACCTTCAGGATGTTGGATCTTTTTTCAGGGCTTGGCGGTGCGTCTGCTGCGATGCGGGAGCGGGGTTGGGTTGTGACCACCATGGACAATAACCGGGACTTCCACCCCGACATTGTGGCGGATATCAAAGATTACCATCGTTTTGCCGGGTTATCGTTTTGCCTTATCTGGGCTTCTCCGCCCTGCGAAGAGTTCTCTCGGGAGTTCATGCCCTGGTGTAAGACCGGGAAGGAGCCGTCGATGGAACTGGTTGAGGCGGCTTGGAGGGTTATTCAGAGTCTACACTCCCGGTTCTGGGTTATTGAGAATACCCGGGGAGCGGTGAAATGGTTCGAGCCTCTACTGGGTCCGCCGGCATGGATTTCCAATCCGATCTACCTTTGGGGACATTTCCCGCCTCTCCCGAAACTCAGGTTGAACATGAGGAAGGAGAAGATGTCGTCCACCCGGTCGGCGGAGCGGGCCAAGATTCCCTACGAGGTCTCGCTGGCCATGGCGATCAGTATTGAGGGGGCGCTGGACTTTACGGAGGGGACCCCATGAAGACACCGTGCAGATCGTATAGGGCCTGGGAGGATTTTTTGTTCGCAGCCTTCAAGGGCAACAAGGAGTGCGAGTGGTATAAGGGTACCCGTCTGGCCTGCACGAAGCCCCGGGGGAAGTATTCAGGGAAGGAGTGCCCCTGGTGTGGGCGGCCGGCTGTGGGAAGGTAGACGCATGAGCAAGGTAACGCTGCACGAGGGGGACGGGACTGATGATTACATCCTTCATTTTCTATGACCATGGGTCTGTATTTACATGCGTTGACGGCTGGATACCTGGCCCCCTGACTGGAAGACAGAAGGAAGGGTGGCTTGGCCAAACGGATGAATATTGTGTAAACCTCTACTCTTGCGTGGCAAGGGCTGGCATGGAGTCGGTTATGCGAGGCGGAGAGATAGAGGTGTGGCCAGTTTTGCATCAGGGTGCAGGGAGAGGGGCGAGGGTCTCCATCCCCCGCCCCAACTCCCAGGAGTCCTCGCATGATCCTCATGTATACCAGTAGCTGGCAGAACGCCGAGACATGGTTTGCAGTGTTGCAGCGGGCGCTGTGGGAAATTTTAAGTTCTTATGCAGGAGAGGTGTGGGGCCGATAGACAACCGCCGGTGCCGACCAGACAGGAGGCGTTGCATCGTCTGCCACCGGTGGTTTTTCTTGGAGCGCAAGGATCAAATTACCTGTGCCCGGGAGTCCTGCCGGAAGGCGAGGAAGTTGTGGTGGGCCAGGACGCACAAGGGAGTCCGGCGATTCTGTTTGAAGTGCGACAAGCCATTTTACAGTGAGGGGTATAGGATTTGCCCACGTTGCCACGAGAAAAATGAGAAACATCAATCCCATGCCCAGGCGTGGGGATGAAGGAGGCGATCATCATGCAACCGGGGCCTAAACCTCCCCACCGTGACCCAAGGTAATGCAATGTGTTGTGCCAGGGGGTGCCGACTGGCATCGGCGCCCCCACTTTTCCAAAGGAGTCCACCCATGATCGACTGGATTAAGTTTAGCGAGAGGCAGCCGGAGAAGGATGGGGATTATCTATGGAAGTGGAGAATGATGGGTCATGGGGATTTTATGTTCACGGTATTCCGAGACCATGGGTTTTTCTATTCAGAACCTGATGGTCTCCTGCAAACAGTTTTCCCCGAATATTGGACCGAGATATCACGAGCCCATCTCATGAACCCAAAAGACGGCCCTATCTTTAATGCACTTTGGGAATCCATCAAAGGATGGGATGTTTGTACAGACAGCAGTGGTGTGTACCATGGGATTACAGGGGACCAAGTTAGGCAAATATTAAATGCCATCGCACCATTTTATAAAGCTGACGAATCAAAAGGAAATGAAGTGTTAGTCCCAAGACACTATCTTTTGCAGTTAGCTGATGACTATCATAATCAAGGAATGTTTGATACCGAGAAAAACCTTAGAAAACTTACAGTTAAACCATAGGTAAAATCATGGAGGACTACCCATGACCCCAAAAGACGGTCCAGGCCTTATTGACGTGTTGGTAACGATCTTCTCACCGCTGATCGTGGTGTTGGTGACGGTGGCTTCGATTGCGGGGTATTTCCTGCTGGCGCCTTGGGGGAGGGAGTGAAAGATTAAAATTATGGGGGCGACACAGATTCGACTGTGACATGAACCCAAGAGCAGCAGGTCGGGGCGCCTGATCCCCGTTACGAAGCGGGCACCGGCATAAGTGCCGACAACTACGAAATGCTGAAGGCTGCGTAAGCCTTCCCCCTCTGGAATCCTACTCCCTGGGTGGAGACCAAAGAGGGGCCGACAAACCGGGGATAGCTCAGGCAAGGCTCCTGGAATTGCCGAGCGAACATACCACAGGATAGGGGCAGTTAGAGGAGCGTGGGCCGACTCACCGTCCCCGAAAACAGTGGTCCAATAAACCTGTAGAGACTCTGGCCGATTGTTCATAGGACCCGGGGGCAGTACCCGGCGCCTCCACCAATTTATAAGATTTGCGGGAGCGTAGCCGCAAGGAGAGAGGGGTAGGTGATTGCCTGCCCCTCGGCTCCACCAATTTCTAAGGATTGGGAGGAAGATGTGACCAGAGAAGACATCGCCAAAGTGTCGTACCAAGTGAACCGGGCCTACTGCGAATCCCTGGGGGACTTTTCTTTTGGACCTTGGGAGGAAGCGCCGGAGTGGCAGAGGGCGGCCAACCGGGCCGGCGTGAACTTCCACCTGTGCCACCCGGAGGCGCCGCCGAGTGTGTCGCATGAGGCTTGGCTGGCTATGAAGGTGGCGGATGGCTGGACCTGGGGCCCCAAGAAAGACCCGGTGAAGAAAGAGCATCCCTGTATAGACTCCTTCCTTCGGCTTCCCCGGTCCCAACAGGCCAAGGACTTTATTTTTAAAGCCGTGGTCGAGAGCCTGAAGGGGTTCTTGGAAATCGGGGAGGGATGATGAACGACAACACCCTTCAAATCACGATCCGTAACGCTTTTTACCGGTGCACCCGGCTGATGCACAGCAAGGGCATTGAATACTCGTCTGGCCACGACCGGCTTTCCAACTTCAAGGATGCCGGCGCCATGATGCGGGTCAGCCCGGAGCAGGCGCTTTTCGGGATGCTGACGAAGCACCTGGTGTCTTTGGCCGACATGTGCAAGGCGGTAATGGTAGGTGGAGCAGATGGCGGGATGACTCAAGCGGTCTGGGAGGAAAAGTTGACAGACGCCCACAACTACCTCTTCCTCCTCGAGGCCCTACTGAAAGAGCGGTACGGCTGGACAGGGCCGGGAGACGAGGGAGAACGTCCATGAACTGCGCTGAGTGCGGCAACGAGATCACCCCGGAGACCCGGGTGGACATCGAGGAATTCAAGAACCTGTGCCACCCCTGCTACAAGTTGAAGCCGAAGCACGTCTGCGTGGACTTCGACGGGGTGCTGGCGGAGTACACGGGCTGGAAGGGGCCGGAGAACTTGGGGAGACCTCGTGCAGGAGCAAGGGAGTTTCTGGAAGAGATCGGTCACCTGGGGATGAAGGTTATCATCCTGACGACCCGAGATCCTCTTAATGTGGACGAGTGGCTCCGAAGATATGGCCTCTACCATTTGGTGGACCGGGTGACCCAACAGAAGCCGCCGGCACTCACCTACATCGACGACCGGGCGATCTGCTTTCAGGGCGACTTCGGGGCCGTCCTTTGGAAGCTGGTGAGGTTCACACCCTACTGGAAGAATGGACCAGGGTAGGGGTTATGAGCAAGATTAACGACCCGTGGGACAACTTAGCCGGCCTGCACGGCTTGGAGGAACGGAAGAAGGCCGACTGTCCGGATTTCAGGCCGTCCACCACAAACCCGGAGGTTTGGCCAAATGGATCAAGTTACCCGGCAAAATGCCTTTCTGCCAGGTGGAAGAGAAGTGCGAGAGCCTGGGCCTGCGTCTGACGCCTCGGGCCGATCAAGAAAGCGATTCAGAGGAATAGCCTCATGGATAACAGCGCATGAAGAATCTGACTGAAGTAAAGCAGGCAATATTGGACCAAGAGTCCCCTCATCCGGGCGACAGGGTGGTAATCCACACCGTATCGACCACGGACGACCGGGAGCACATAGACGGTCTGGACTGCTGGTGTGGTCCCCTGGTGATGACCTGGCAAGAGTTTCAGGATACCCAGTTCGACGGTTAAAGGAGTAAGCCCATGGAACTTCACCCCGTAACGTCCAGCAACATCAAGGCAGTAGGGTATGAACCTGAATCTCAGCGCCTGGGAGTTCAATTTCACAGTGGCAAGAAATACGTCTTTGCCGACGTTCCCCCACAGGTTTATTGCAATTTCCTGGATGCCAAGTCCATGGGAATCTACTTCGTTCGGAATATCAAGGGGAAGTATGGCACCGAAAAGTTGTGAGATCGGGACAGCGGCTGACGGGATGCGGGATGCCGGCTGGCCCGGGTTCGAGTTGCGACGCTGGAATAATGGATTGTGGACCGCTACCTTCTATCGGTACACGGACGATTCCCTCTGCACCATCAAGGCTCAGGGGAAAGGGAAGACCATTACGGAAGCAATCTTAAAAGCCAAGGAGAGGGCTGACTGATGAACTGGACCGCACTCATGGTAGTTGTTCTGGTGGTAATCATCGGATTGATTGTGACGGTTTTGTGCTCCAATGTCTGACGTAACCATCAAAGGCTCCGTAACTCAGCGGACAGAGTTCCGAGTTCCTACCCCGGTTGTCGCCGGTTCGAGTCCGGCCGGGGCCTCCACCATAGTCCCATAGCTCAATGGCAGAGCGGTCTCCTTATAAGGGACGGACCTAGGTTCAACTCCTGGTGGGACTACCACTCAAGGAGGTGTCTCCCCCTTTAATCTCAGGACTCTTTTTTGTCCATGGGGACAATCTGCAAAGGATTTCCTAAGATCAGCGCCATTTCATCTCCCGGTTTTATGCCATATCTTTCAACATACCGTGCAGGCAAACAGATGTAACACGATCCATTGATGTAAATCACCCTCCTAACTGCCGTCTTTTTCTTCGAATCTTTTTTCTCCATTAGGATAGCCCCCTTTTCCTATTATCCCATCAAGCCTGTATTGAGATTAGCCAAGTATTCCTTATAGTTTTGAAAAAGTACAGGGTGATTTTTACCCTTGCATCATGTTTTTAATAAGTGTTATCGGTATGCATGGGCGAAATATTAGAGTACGAGTTTTCTCCGACGGTTAAGGATTTCATCTTTTCGAAGAAGACTATTACTATTCTCATCGCGCCCCTGGGGGAAGGCAAAACCTACGGGTGTATTGCGGCTATGATTGCCCATGCTGAACTATGTGGCCAGCCCATCCGGTTTGCTATTGTTCGTGACACCCTGGAAAACATCAAGTTAAGCATCGTCCCGTCCATTCAGGAATTTTTCGAGAAACACCCCGAAGCCTACCGCTTCAAGAACGAGTACAAAGAACTGACCATCTTTAGTAATCCCCGTATAGATGTTGACCTCTTCGGTATTGACGATCCGGCCAGTTTGGGAAAATTACAAGGCAGTTCAGCGTACTCGGGAATCTGGCTAAACGAGCCGGCCCCCATCTCCGACAAGGCGAACGCCGGCCTGTCAGAAGAGGTTTACAACGTGGCGGTCATCCGGGCGCTCCGGCGAAAGGGCACCCCGGGCCGGCTGCTGGTGGATATGAACCCGGCTGACGAGGACCACTGGACTTACCGCCGGTTCATCGAGGAAGAGGACTTTGACCCCAACTTTCCCCTGGTCCAAAAGCAGGTATGGCATGTGCCCTATGGGGAAAATACCGAGCTCGGGGAAGATGCCCGCCAAGCGGCAATGAAGATGTACGCCAACGATCCGGCCTCTTATGCCCGGTACGTCGAGGGCAAGTTCGCCAAGATTTACCTCGGCAAGCAGGTCACCCCCGACTATAACCCCACAATTCACCAAGCTCCCATGATCTTGGTCCCAGCTAAAGGGTTGGTATCGTTTGCCTATTTTGATTCCTGGCATAATCCGGCGTGTGTTCTGGGGCAAATCACCCAGACCGGACGGCTTATTTTTCTGGACACCTTGCGCCTGGAGGATGGCGATATTCGGGCCCTGATTCAGAATCAGGTGCTCCCGATGATTAATTCCCCCAAGTGGAAGGACAAGCCCAGATCCTGGCGGGTCGGCGGCGACTTCACTATGAAGCAGCCGGATCAGAGCAACATCGTGGAGAGTGCAGCCAAGGCGGTAGAAGACGCTTTCCCGGGGTGCATATTCCAGATTGGCCCGTCCAAGTGGAACCACATGAAGGCGGGGTTTACCCATGCCTTGAACCACAGCATCAATGGTCTCCCGGCGGTTTACTTGTCCAAAGATAACAAGTTGCTGCACAAGGGCCTTAATGGTGCCTGGCACTACAAGACGGATAACTCGGGGAACGTGACCCGGGCCGAGACTGTCAAGCCGGAAAAGGATGCCTCATCGCACTTTTGTGACGCCTGGGCCAATGCCTGTTGCGTACTCCTACCCATGGTTGATCGCAAGGTGGACTATCGGAAGTACCGTGAGTTGGCCATGAAGAACAAAGCCCGGAGTGCTTCGTACGCGGCCATGGGAGGTTCCAGATAGTGGACACCGCCGGGTACAAGGGCTGGAAAGAATTGAAGTTTTTCGAGGGGAAGGATGTGTTTGGGCGGCCCCAGACCACGGATGGCTTCAGGAGTGTGGTCACCAATGAGGAGGTCTACGACAGTGAGCCTCCGTATCCGACGGGCGACATGGGGCACATCCGGCATTCATCGGACACCTATAGACGAAACTTTGAACAGATAAAGTGGGAGAGGTAATGACAGATCGAACGACAGCCGACACCAGCCAGGGTCCTGTAGCTCAAATGGTAGAGCAGGGGTTTTGTAAACCTCAGGTTGCCGGTTCGATTCCAGGCCAGGACCTCCATCGTAAATTTGGCAAATGGTCTATTTCCTTAGCCTTTGCTGAGATGGTGTCTCAAATAAGAATTTCATAGGAGGCCGACCATGCCGGCAGTCAGTAAAAAGCAGGCCAAGATGATGAACATTGCGAAGGCAGTTCAGGCGGGCAAGACACAGGCCCAACCGGGCAGTCCTTCAGCCCAGGTTGCCGGGGCCATGGCGCCGGCCGATGTCAACGAATTCGCCGGCACCCCCCAGAAGGGCCTCCCCATGCGCAAGGCCCCCCGGGTGGTGAGCAAGGGCGTTACCAAGATGCCTTTCAAGAAGAAATAGGAAAGCCATGACCGAAGACCCCACAGTCCAGTATGACGCCCAGGAACTTGCGGAGCGTGAAGCTGCCGCCCAGGCCTATGGCCGGGAGGACGAGGACCATTTCGTCAAGTTCGGGGAGGACTGTGTGCGGGCTTCGGTTGATGCCATGCGGGATATTCGGTATGAGCAGCAAGAGTGCTGGGACGTGTTCAATGAGAAGGAGCCGCCTAACTACGCCAGGAAAGAGCCTTGGCAGTCCCGGGTAGTGGTCCCTAAGCCGTATATCACCGTGCAGACCTTCTTGTCGGTGATTCGGAACGCCTTTGATGCGGAGTTCCTGTCTATCGACAACGAGCAGGATCCGGATGCTGCGGACTTTGTGCAGAAATTAATGAGTCTGCAACTCTCCCGTGCCCATTCCAATTTCCCCATCAATTTCACCGATGCGACCGGTATGGCCGGGGCTATCGGGCAGTCCATGGAGATGATTCCCCGATGGGTGCCAGGCAAAGGGTTGGAATACGTCCTGGCGGCGCCCTGGAATATTCACCGTGACCCCGATGCTGTCAGTCGGCAGCCGCAGTCCGGGTTGTACTGGGTTCATCAGGAGTATCTGGATTACTACATCTTGAAGGACGGGGAGGATAACGGCCTCTACAATAACATCCCTGCTATGGGGCCGGGATCGAATTGGGGTGACGCCAAGAACAATCCGAACTTGACCCCGGACGAGATCAACCGTCGCAAGGATATGGTCTGGCATCGCCAAGGAAACCGGTCCATGTGTCTGACCTCGGAGTTCTGGGGCACGGTCCTGGACAAGAAGGGTGAGTTGCTGCTCCCCAATGCCACCTTTACTTGGGTAGGTGACCGGGTAATCCGGGCGCCCAAGGCGAGCCCCTACCCGACGCTCAGGTGGCCCGGGACTGGATTCAGCCCACTTCCTCATCTGCTCCGATTCGATGGCCGGGGCATTATTCAGGGGATCAAGAGCCTCTGGTACTTCATGAATTCCCTCTTCTGCCTCCATGCTGACAATCTCAATTGGATTGTCAACCCGCCCTCAGAGGTCAATATTACCGCCCTGATAGACCAGACGGACGTGGACACTTACCCGGGCAAGGTAACTCTTACCCGGGACACGACCTCCGGGCAGCAGGTTGTTCGTGTGTCAGACCGCCGGTCTCAGACGGGCGACATCCTGGCCAACATGAATTTTGCGGATCAGCGTTTTGATGGTGGTACCGGGATCACTCCCACCATGCAGGGATTGCCGGGCTACCGGGCGGAAGTGACGGCCCGGGAGTCAGCGCAGAACTTGGATCAATCTATGCTGCTGGTAGGTCTCATGGGGCGGAACCTGGAGGATGGGGCGCTTAATGCTATCCAGGCTGGTTACGAGACAGTGTCCATCAGCATGACCTATGAAGAACTCGCCCGGCTCATGGGGCAGGATGTGGCCGACAGATACGCCGATCCCCAGGCCCCCACGGGATTACGGTTGCCGCAGCTAAACTCCGGGTCTTTTCGGGTGTCAGGTATTTCGGCCCTGATGAAAGATCAGGAGATTTTGCACAATATCCGTGATTTGGTGCTTCCCATGCTGGAGCCGGGGCGTTTCGGCGGCATCTTTGATCCTTATATGGAACCGTACCGTCTCTGCCAGTCGCTTGAGAAACGCATGAATTTGCGGGATGAGAAGATTTTCGTGGGTGAAGAAAAGGCCCAGCAGGTGGCCCAGGCCCAGCAGGGTAAACAGGAAGCCGGGATTCAGGCCCAGCAGCAGCAACAGGCGGCGGAAGCGGCCATGGCGGAAGCGAAAGCTACGGTGGAAGAGGCCAAGGCCGAGATGAACCGGGCAAAGGCCCAGGAGCATGCTGGCAAGGCGCAGTTGGCTATGGCCAAGGCTGAGACTGAGGGTATGCCCGAGCAGGGAGGCCCTGCAGCCCAGCCCGTGGATGAGTATCAAGGCGGCTTGACCATGGCTGAGACCGAACTTACCCGGCGCAAGGCGGAGACAGAGGTGGCCAGGGTGCAGTTGGTACTGGCGCAGGCCGAACTGGCCTTGTCGCAAGCTCATGCTGCGATGCGGCCCTCACCGGTGCCAGTGTCGGCGCCGGTGCAAAAGTCCGCCGGAGGTAATGCCTAATGGCCCACCAACCCATGAGCGGCGGGATAGAAACGAGGATTGCCACGGGCCGGCCCCTGGAGTCGGATACGCGTGAACGGGAGTCGGATGCTCAGATACGGCACAAGAATGCGGTGCATGGGGCTATGGAGCTTGTCGCCGAACTGAAAAACGGCAGTCCGGGGTTCCGGGCTATCGTCGACGCGATGAGAAACCGGCTGGCCCAACTGGCCAGTGAAGACTTGATTTTGCAGACCTTGCAGTCTGTTTTAATTGACTATCGTTATAAATTGGAAGTTTTGCCCCGGCTGACAGAGGAACAGATTCGCCGAGTGGCAGGGCCGTCATTATCAGCTTTTATTGAGGAACCAGAGGTCGCCCCGGAAGGGATTCCGGCCTAAGCAGTAAAATAAAACTGGGGTTCTTTCAACTGCCGGCCAGCGGTTGAAGGACGCAAGAACAAGGAAGGCGGCAATTTGGGTGCCCAAATCACCTGATTGCCGTCTTTTTTGTTGCCCCTACCACGGCCCGCAAGGATTCCCGTGGCGAATAGGAGAGTACCAGATGGCAGATGAACCCGTAATCGAGCCACAGACCGAACTCCCGGTTTTACAGCCGGGGGACGAAGGATCTCTGGCTGACCTCCTGGACCAGGAACGTCAGCAGAGGATTGCTAAACATGCGGGTGCCCCTGACCCGGAGGAAGTCCCCGAGGTTCCGGAAGCTCCGGAACAACCTGAGGTTCCGGCAGGAGTTCAGCCCGAAGAGAAGGCGGCTGAGGAAGCCCCCCTTGCTCCACCTGAGAAACAGTACAAGACCTGGGAGGCAGCAGAGGAAGGGGTACGAGAGACCAAGAGGTTTGCCACCGAGAAGGCGGAAGAGGCCAAGCAGGCCCGTGAAGAACTGGCCGTGCTTCGTAAAGAGATGGCTGCCAAACCTACCGAGCCTGTCAAGCCCGCAGAGCCCGACCAAACCGCCGAGCAGCTTGAGGCTGAAGAAGAAGAACGTATCGCTCAAGTCTTCGAAGACATCGAGAAGATTGACGATGACGATCCGGACTACAAGCGGAAAGTTGCCAAAGTCTGGCGTAAATCCAAATTGATAGGGTCCACCGGTTCCACCAAGGCTATCAGCGATGAAGCCCTGGCCGACCTGGTTGATCGTCAAATGGAAAAGCGGCTGGCCGTCAAGGATGCTGAGACTGTCCAGCAGCGCCAAGAAGGGGAAACCGCCCGTGTTCGTTCAACCGCAGCCGAGCTGGCCGTTAAGGCCGGGCTCCAAGGCGTCACGGATGACCCCCTGGCCCTGGGGACAGCAGATCACATCATGTTCTGGGCTGTCGCCAAGGGAGTGCCTGAAGAACTTCAGAGCAAGCCCATCGAGGCACAAATCGAATGGGCCACCGCCGAAGTCCGGCGCCGCAAGGGCGAGGTGATCCAGACCACGGATGCGGAAAGGGAACGGACCCGACTGGCTCAGGCCAACAATACCGTTATGGGGCGAGGCACCACGCAGCCCCGGAAAGTAGCCGACCCCGAGACTTATTCCTTGAACGGGGTTTTGAATGAAGGTCTAGAGGAACGCAAAAAAATAGCACAAACGCGACGAATATAAAGGAGTGAGATATGCCTCATACTTGGACCGAAACCAAGACAGTTGGAATTCTCCAGAATATGCAACTGTCCAAGAAGCTCTTGGTAGTGGCGGCAGGCAAAACCATAGTCCTGCCTTTTACACATGATCACGGTATCGGCGTGAAACGCAACGCCGGTGAAATTGTCAACATCATGCATGTCAACCGCCTACCCAACCGGGACTCTTCCGAGTTAGAAGAGGAAACCGGCTTTCCGGTCAGCAAGCTGTCTTGGGCGAACCGGGCTTTGCAGCTCAAAGCTTACGGTGAAGGCGTGGAATACACCGACCTCATGGAATACCTGATGGCCTTTCAGCCGTCCAACTCCATCCAGAAAGCTCTGGCCACCCAGATGGAAGAGCAACTGGATACCATGGCGGCCCAGGCTTTCATGGACCCCACGGCGGTCAAGGTCGTCTATACCCCCACTACCCTCACCGGGGGTGTCGTTTCGGTGACCGGAACGCCTGCGGCCCGTTCGACTGTCCCCCTGACCTTCGACCACTGCACGGCGATCGTGGACTACATGCGGGACACCATCCACGTCCCCTTCTACGAGGGATCGAACTACGTCGGCCTGTCCTGCAACAAGAACATGCGGGCGCTGAAGAACGATCAGTATTGGCAGATGTGGCACATGTATGCCCAGAAAGTTGAGTTCGCCTACAAGGGCGAAATGGGCATGACCGAAGGCATCCGGTGGGTTGAGGTCAACCGTCCCAAGGCCTTCTCCAACGTTGCTGGCACCTCGGCCACCCTGGGCGAAGCCGTGGTCTTTGGAGATGAGGCCGTTGCTCGCCTGGAAGTGCTGGCCCCGCATCTGCGGCTGGACAAAAACTTCCAGAACCGGTTCGGCACTTCTCAGGCCTGCGCCTGGTACGCCATCCTCGCCCTGGGTTCGGTTTGGGATCTGGCCGACGACGGTAAAGCGAAGATCGTGCGCATCGACAGCCTGTAAACGGTAACTGCACGAACAAGAAATAGGAGGTCCTAACCATGGGACATTACGGTTTTTACGATAAAAGCATTGTCATTGAAGGCGATGGGGTAGTCGCTAACCCCACGGCCATCGTTCTGGAAGCGGCTACGGGGGTCAAATTGGCCTCCCGGCCTCTGCTGGAGCCCATTACGGTCACCCGTTTTGGGTATCAAGCCGCCGTGGCGTTTGCCTATGACACCCAGACAGCGGAAGGCAAGCTGAGCCTGTATCGGTATCCTCTCGGGAATGCCAGCAATAAGGTGCTTTTACAGACCATTTTGCTCAAGGATGCCACCCCCATCGGTAGCGTGTGTTACGCCGATGTGCCTAACCCCCCGGTGACGGCGGATGCGAAGGGTAATGCCGACTTTAACGTCGGTGACATCGTGGCCATCTGGGTCACCACCGCAGCCACGGGTGGTGGCGGCATTGCCGGCGACTTCCAGCCGTATTTCTGCGGTCACCCGCGGGCGGAAGTGGCGGCGAATCAGTCGCTGATGGTCAACCTTACCCCGTAATTGGGGCAAGCTGAATTCTTCGGGGGCCGGGAGGCCGGCCCCGTCTCATAAGGAGAAGTGTTATGGCTGCGAACATTGTTGTAGCCGATGTAGTCGTTACCCTGGACACCCGGGATATTGAGACCATGGGGATCAGGAAACGCGTAAGTTTCCCCAGCATCGCCTTTGGTCACGCGAGCTTGCAGCTTTATCCCAACACCGGGATCACCATCGGCGTGCCGATGCCTGCCATCGGCGCGTTCGGGATGAAAAAGGCGATCACTCGTATGTTTATCCAGGGCGACCCTGCCCGTGGGTATTACTACGTTTACGATCCGGTGAATAATACAATCCGGATCTACCAAAGCGCGGGGTTCACGCCGGCGGGCACCATTACCAACGGCACCCCGGATACTTTCGCCGGGGCGGCGGTCGCGGCAGGCCCGCCGGTGGAAGTGCCCAATGGCACCGTAGTCCTCGTGACCGTGCTCCAGCTTATGGTCATCGGCGCATAATCTCAACCTCAGGCAAAGGAGCTTTTATGCCTCAGATCCTGCAATCTAAGAAATTTGGCGACATCGAAGTTGAACATGGGGGGTGGCAGGATGCCGGACTTCACCTTGTGCGGCTGACCAACGGGGTTTACTGCCACTCCAACGGGCTACCTGTCAGCGGCAAGGATGAGTTCCGCAAGGCGGGGATGCAGGGTGACGAACTGCTCAAGGCTGAGAATTGGTTCGAGCATCGGCATGACTCGGAAGAAACCCAGGGGGTCGTGTTTAGGCCGGACGGGTCTGTGGTGTTCGAGGACGGGACGCCGGTGACCCAATCTGCTCAACTGATGCAGTGTCTTCCCCCGGGAGAGTTTCTGGATGCGGCCTTGAAGGCCCTGTTCAAGTGGCAAGAAGGCCAGAAAGCCCCCGGGCTAAAGAATACGCGGGCGCTGGAAGCCGCCAAGAAAGGTTTGGTAGCTCCTAAGCGTAGCGCCATTAAGGGAAAAGGGGCAAAGAAAGGCCCTGCTGTGGCGCCCGTACCCGTCCAGGCGTCGCCTGTGGCCTTCGCGGGGTAGGGCATGGCGGACACCGACCACATCCGTATTTGTCCAAACCCGCGGTGCCGGTTGGTGTACCGTCCTGACCCGGTGGCCTATAAGGACCCGCACAACATCTGCCCCAAGTGTGGGGCGGACATGAACCAAAGACCGGCATGGAAAGGGCCTGAGCCCAGATGAAGCGGAAACCATTGAGGGGAAGCAGCGATGACTTTGGCTGAACTCATGGAAGAAATTGGTAACATCGTTGTTGATTCCAGCCTGGAACCGTTTTACAAACGCTGGATCAACATGGCGATCCTGGAAATTGCTGCGGACTTTACCCTTCCTGCTCTCCGACTCAATGAGCCGGCCCTTCTCCCTGTCACCACGGCCACCTGGCTTTACGACGTTCCTGCCAATTTTCAAAAACAACTCTTTCGGGCTGCCAACAGTGAATTTAGCCCGATTAACATTATGCCGGACCTGAATGACCTGGATAATCGGGACCTGGACCATGATGATACCGGGGACCATGTGACCGCCATGGCGGTGCGAGACCAGATGATCGGGGTCTACCCCCTGGCGGCTGAGAGCATCAAACTCTGGTACTACAAGCTGCCGGCGGTCTTGGATGCCGGTAGCGACATTCCCACCTGCATCCCCGCGGCCTATCATTCCCGGGTGATCATCTCAAAGGTAGTGGTTAAGAACTTCCGGGCCCTGCAGGACATGGTAATTGACGCCCCTCACCAGAGCATCATGTTCTGGCAATCTGAGTATAAGAAAGGGCTTTACGGGGAACCTTACGGCGACATAGGGATGGTCAACTTTCTGGCCAGAGAGAAACCGCCCCGGCGCCACGGGGGGCGTGATCCGATAGGTGGGTATTATGGTGGGAGGTATTAATGACCAAACCCATCACCGCATACGGTTTCAAGGGCATGAACAACCTGCCGGAGTTCGCTGCCAATCTCCTGGACAAGGAGAGGCAGATCACGCCGCAGATTGTTCTCAATGCCGACGTGACTGACGGCGGGGTGCTCCTGGCCCGGGGCGGGTATGTGCTGACCAAGGCCCTTACCAACCCCCATTCCCTTGCCGGAGAAGAAGTGGGCCTGAGTGTCATGCTCTGCGTGGCCGATGGTGTGACCTGGCCCCAGGCTCTCTACCGGGTGGAAGGGGCCGTGGCTACGGAGCTTGGCGAAGTAATTGGTCCTCGGGCGCAGGTGAGCTACGTCGAAATCAACAACGTGATCTACGCCTCAAATCCCTACTGGAAGGGTGCCTATGACCTCCTGACGGGCACGGTGTCCACCTGGGGCGTTCCTCTACCCCCGGCCCCGAGCGGCGCCCTGGTGGCCGGTGATCTGCCCCCGGGGACATATTCTCTCTGTTATACGAACGTCGTGGGGGATCGGCTTGGGGGCAATGGCCCCATAGTGAAGATTCGGTGGGAAGGCGGCGCCCACGGGGTTCTGCTGGGCAATCTACCCGCCGGGGCCCTGGCATGGATCACTCAGCCCAACGGCGAGGAACTGTTCCTGGCCCCTATCTCCGGCGGGGTCATCTCAGCCCAGAGCCCGGAATTTCACCCTCTGGAATCTTTCATGGTGCAGCCCCCCCCGGGGTTCACCCACTTCATCTACGCCTTTGGCCGCATCTGGGGGGCTCTGGGCAAGAAGGTCTATTACAGCGACCCCCACCAGTACGAATGGTTCCGGCCGGCCAACTTCCTTCCCTTCCTGGAGGACGTGGTGCTGCTGGCGCCGACGACCGACGGTATCTTCGTCAACTCCCTGAGGAACACCTGGTTTCTGGACGGCACCAGCCCGGCGGATATAGGTGCGGGGAAAAGAGCTTATACCAGCCGAATGGAATCACGTCGAGTGGGTAACGGAGCAGTACCAGGCACCCTGACCATGGTGCAGGTGCCGGCGAATATTGCAGGTGGAGCGCAAGTCAATGACCTGTTCGGTCAATTATCCAAGATGCCCACGCCGGTTTTTATGAGTCCCACCGGCTGGGTGACCGGAACACATTCGGGCAACCTCGTATATTTATCTGAAAATAGAATGAAGATTGTGCCGCAGACTCAAGGAGCAAGTCTTTATAGGATCAACGAGGGGATTCCGCAAATAATCTGTTCCATGTTTGGAGTTAAATTAAGCGCAGATGATCTTGATCCTATATTTGAACGAGGACAGATATACATTTCACAGCCAATACGGGTTATCGGCTCTGTCGGCATAGAGATAGGGGTGACCTAAATATGTTTCCATGTTTTCCTATGAATAATATGTTTAACAGTTGTTCGGCTAACATCGAACATGATGCCAATCTTTTTTTGGGTCCAGCCATGAGAATGAAGTTCCCTAACCTGGATAACCTGATTGTCATTAAGTTTGGTATTAGGGCCATTCATTCCACGCTGATTCCAATGAGTTCCGTGTCGAGTTTTATCAAGTGCATTTTCACTACGCGTTCCCCAGCGCAGGTTGTAAAGATGGTTATTCAAAGAATCGCCATCAAGGTGGCGGCACTCCATCTCTGGCGGCGATGGGCCGACAAAGGCGAGCAAAACCAATGTGTGGATGCAAATGGAGATGTGCTGACTCAAACATACCCGGCGATAATAAATCAATTTTCCTCCCTTGGAAGAATTGTGCAGCGTCCCTGTGAGGATTCTTTGGGGGGTGTCTACTATGGCTACCATTCCGGGACCCATAACTTTTATATAAGACCTTACACGGCCTTGATCGGAAACATCATATCCAGGGAAGCCTGGAATTGGTTTGAAAATCTCTGGGGATGTGGTAGGATTCTGGTCAGTCACGGGGTAGCCCTCCTTAATAGGGTTGCTTCGGGATTAGAGCCGTATCTCTGCGACAACAGGGGTGCGGCTTGTTCTTTTATAGCAACTTAACTTTAGGAAATCAAGGAGAAATACAATGTCAGGGTATACCCCGAACAGCGGCGAAATTGAAATGCTCAAGGATTTCCTGCTTTCGCAAGCGGTCGTCTTGGGCCTCTACTCCAACGTGGTGTCGCCGGATGGCAGCCTTACCGTCGCCGGCCTGACCGAACTGGCTACGGACGGGGGGTATGCCCGGATTCCTCTGGCCAATGAAGTGGTCGAAACTGCCCTGACTGCAAACAAGTGGTACGTCGCCACGGATGTCAATGGCAAAGGCTCGGCACAATATGGCCTGACGGCGGGCCCCCAGACGTGGACCTTTACTGCGGCGGACGTGGGAAAAACCGTCAACGGGATCTTCGGGTTCACCTTGGTCCTCCCCTTCGCCGCCGGACTTCAGCCGATCCGGGTAGGCGATGTGCTTCGCCAGGGTGCGGTCTGTGCGGAAGTGACCGGAGTTCATCTCGCTTCCGGGTCCTGGGCCGCCGGGACCGCCGCCGGGAACCTCTACCTCAAGCGTCAGTCCGGTGTCTTTGTGGCTGGGGCTACCCTGATCAATGTGGCCCAACCCACCGCCACTTCTGAGATCAAGGTGTTGACTGCCGCCCCGATTGTCGGCGGCACCGGCTACGCGGTGGGCGACCTGTTCATCATCGGGACCGGGACCGGGGGCGTGGGCAGAGTTACCGCTGTCACCGGCGGGATCGTTACCGCAGTTGAGTTGCTGACCGGCGGGAAAGATTACACGGTCGCTACCCAGGCCACCACGAAGATTTCAGGGGGCGGCGATAATGCCTTGACCGTGGCGGTCGCGAGTCTCTATACGGCCGGACCTGCTGTGGCAATCGCCACCTTGGCTGGGGATTCGGTTCGCAAACTTTTGTTTGTGGAACCGCTGTCTGCCGCAGACCCAATAACTGCATCGGGGCAAACTGTAACCTATCTCCCTGTGATCTCTTATTCAACAGTTTAGGGGATTTGCCCCATGGCAACCAATCCTACATTTCCGGGTACTTTGATGGAGGTCATAACCAAGTACCCGGACTCCTATAGGCTTGACCACCCTGACTTCGGGGATGTGAATAAGACCCCCTACGCCCTCGGCGTCATTACTGAGTTCGAGAAGATCAGCGATGACCCCCTCGTGGTGAAGCCCCGGGTTAAGGTCAAGATAGGGGATGGAGAGGAATCGGACTTCATCCCGATCTTCTACCATCCAAAATCTCAATATTGGGATGACCCCCTCGCGGACCCGCCGGTCCTGGCCACGGACTTTGATGAAGAAACAGGGACCTTCAAGCAGGCTTGGATGAGCTTCCGGTGTGGTGATGAGGTTGCCGTGATGTTGAAGGAAGGGGTCCCGGTTGCCGTTCTGGGGTTTGCTGATAGGATGCCGAGGATTGGAGAAGACATTGTTCGGCTACTGCAATCCGTTAGCGTTGGGGCAGGTTACAGTCGGGCTGATTATTATTTTCAGGCAAGTAAAAAAACCGATTATGGTGATAAAGAACTTGGGCCTGATGGACTAAATCTTTGCTTAGTCCAAGAAGCAGAGAAGTACGATGGCGATATGCAGACCATATATCAGGATGAATATTTGATATATTGGAATGGGGATTTCCCCCCTACCTATACTCCTGTTTTAGACCATGTTGAATATGATAACAATGCCCCACTGGGAGTGCAAAGTTCCGCTATGGGGGAATGGCCTTCAACCAGCCTTCCAGGGCCTGGAATTGGCCCAAGTGTAGCCATAAAGCAGATTTCAATATGGCCTATCAGGTTGGGTGCGATATTATATATATTTGTGGGTATGTTTGAAGGGCTTTATGGTCATACCTATTGGCATTCATCCCCCACTGACGTTCCTCCGGGGG